AGGTAAGCTTCGTGCTAATCCTTATTTTGTTACTTACACAACAAATTTTTCAGAGTGTAATTTAAGAGATAACACTAGTCAACCAGTAGCTTTTTGGCGAAGAGTTGGCGTTAGATGGTTTGTTAAAGCAAAAGATGAATTCTCTAAAGGTAATGGTGTTCTAGATGCTGCTAAAGCAAGTGATGCTGATTCTCATGATATTTTCCATGTAGCTGTTTCATATTTTGATCCAGCTGCTGTTGATCCTAATGATTTATGGAAAATACCTATGACTCAACCTGTTATTATGAGTTTTTCTGATGCTATGGCTGACTTACAGGTTCGTTTTAATAAACATCTTGAGGTTGAACAAGCTCGTTTAAGGCGAGTTCGTACAGTTGATAAGGTTTGTCGCTTGTGTGGTTTAGATAATGGTATTAAACATTGTAGTCATTATGACGTAGTATTCCAAGGTGGAGTCTATTCTAAATGTAAAAGACAACTTTATTCTGTTAGTTCTAGTGTTGAGAAATTATCTAGACTGGTTGATGAGATGGTTCCGAATATCATTAAGATGATTGTTGGTTATACTATTGCTATAGGCGCATTTGGTTTGATTGCTAGTCGAGCAATCTTTCATTATCAAGGTCGTGAATATAATGCGACAGAAAGTAATGTTCCTAAGACTTGGGTTAGAGCCAAACAAGACTTTAAACCAGGTTTACCGTGTAGCACTGATGGTGTCACGTTTACGAAAGAGGATTTAATTAGATCTATTCGAGAATCATGTGTTATTATAAATGACGGTACTATGTTTGGTACTATAGTAGGACACAATTTATTATTGTTGCCTTCTCATGGTTTGACTGGTATGTTTGATTATGATAAACGTTCATTAGATTTTACAAAACGTTGTTTACTTAAGGTACAATGTGCTGAAAGAACGTTTACTATGGAAGTTAACAGATTAAATTGTTGTGTGCTATCCAGTAACTCAGAGATGTGTCTTATTAGAGCTTCTGAGCTCAAAGGTTTACCCGGAATGAAAAATCGAATTTGGAAAGTTGATGATGGTTCTATAGCTTCTTTTGATGAAGTTGAGATATGGTCTGATGTACTTCTTGGTACTAGTAAGTTTAATAAGAGGATGACGTTGAAGAACGGTTCTGTTTGGGCTTGTTCTATACCGACAGATTTCGGTTCGTGTGGTTCAGTTTGGATCGCTCGTTTTGGTAACTCTTGGAGAGCTATTGGTATGCATTACATTTGGCGTGTAATTGTTGGTACTGAACTTGGTGGTGAAGCTAATTGTGCAATTATAACTTCTGATGAGTTAGAAAAGTTGTCTGATCAAATTGGTACTATTTACCAGGGTGTTGAAACTCCAATTAAACAAATTACTCGTGCTCCAACTGATTTTTATATGAGTCTATATCCTGCTAAGTCGGAGGTATGGGTAGCTATTACTGAGGGTGCACAAGTTTATAGTTTTGGAGAGATTCATCCGCCAATGCATGGTCCTTCTATGAAGACTCATATGCAGTATTCATTAGTTAGAGATATCTTTACACCGCTCGAAAAAGAATGGTGTGGTGAAGAAGGCTATTGGCGTATGCCTGAATTTCGTGGTAAGTTGGTGGATGGACAATGGAAGTCTCCTTTTACGGAGGTTTTTAAAGTCCAAAATTTAACTGATCCAGATGAGTATTGTATGTGGATGGCTTTAGCTGATTATTTAGGTGGTTCTAGTGAGTTAATAACTCAAGGTTATAGTCATATTTCTGAAGAGAGTGCAGTATTAGGTGTCACTAATTCTTATATTAATCCTATGAATTTGAAAACGTCAACTGGACCTCCTTTTAATACTTCTAAACGTAACCACTTTGTAGTTACAGAAGAAAGAGTTCCTTATATGAGCCAAGAGATTGCTGATATGGTTGATGACTTTGAAAGTTTATTGGAAAGAGGACACATACCTTCTCCAATAGGAATGTGTACTTTGAAAGATGAACCATTAGGGCCAAATAAGATGCCTCGTGTTTTTACTGTATTACCTGTTGCTGCAAATTTAGTTCTTAAAAAGAACTTGGCTGCAATTAAAGCATTTATGAGAGCAAATATGACTTTCTTTGAAAGTGCCGTCGGTATTGACATGACATCTCCTGAAGTTTCTAAAATAGTCCAACACTTGAGAAGTGTTTGTCCCAATTTGGATAACCTAAGGGATGGTGATGCTGTCAAATTAGATAAGTCTTATGTTGGCAAGTTCTTTGACTTTATAGCTATGATCTTTTATGGTCTTGCTAAAGTCTTACGAATTGATCCATTGGGTCCGATGCAATGTATTCTTATGCTTAAGTATATTAAATTTATAATAAAAGGTGACGTGTTCTGCATACCGTG